CCCCAACAGCACCGGCAGCGCGGCGGCTAGGGCGACTGCAAGTTCTTGTTGCGGGTAGGTGGCAAAACGCATGGGGTTCATTGCGTTGAATGCCGCCTCCACAACCTCGTCTGGAATCTGCTCGGGGGTGATGTTCATGCAGCCTCCTTGAAGTTTGATGCGTGCGCGATCCGGGCACTTGCGATCGCGATGTAACCGGCCTCGTTGCCGTCCTTGTCTTCGTCCAGGTCGAAGCCAATGAACCGAAATCCCTCCAAGACAGCCGCCTTGCCCGTGCTACCGCTACCCGCAAATGGATCGAGCACCGTCCCCTCTGCAGGTGTCACCAGTCGGCACAGGTAACGCATGAGCGCCGTCGGCTTCACGGTCGGGTGGTGGTTCTTGGCGCCCGACGTGCGGCCGGCGCCGGCGCGCGGATTGTTCAGGCCCGCAGATCCTTCTTTCCGGCCGCCGGTCATCTCGCCTGCGGTGTGGCGCCCGAACGCTTCCAGGCCCTCGTCGCGGTCGCGCTTGCTGGCCTTGGCGCAGTAGAAGAACCGGGCAGCGCTTCCGGTGTCGCCGCGAGGCTCCGGTTGCTTGGCGCCATGCCGCAGCGCCCCGTAAACCGCATTCCCTTGTGGCGACCCATCGGTCTTGGCCAAGCCCTGCTGTCCGGGCGCGTCAGGGAATGCGGCCAGCACCTCGTCGCCGCCGTCGTGGATGATGTTGGCCGGCCAGCGGCCTGCCGGATCGCCGCCGCGAATCCCGGGCGTGGCCGCGAAGTTGGTTCCGCCATTCTCGGTGTATCGGCGGTCCTGCGATGCCTCGCTGACGCGCTCGCGGCTCTCGCCAGTGGGATCGACGCGGCACGCATCGATGTTCAGCACGCCGGTGCCGAACCGCGCGAGGTTCTCGGCCACGGTACCGATCAGCGGCTTGCGCGCCAGCACGATCGGCTCGTGCGCGGGTTTCAGCGCAGTGCCGCGCCCGTCGCCAACGTTCAGCGACTTCGGGAAGCCGGATCCGTACAGCCACATGATAGTGTCGCGGATCTCCCAGCCGGCATCCTCGATTGCGCAGGCCATGCGGTGATGCGTGCGCGAGCCACCGAAGGCTACTAGGTGGGCGCCTGGCTTGGCGACGCGCAGCATCTCACGCCAGAAGTCCGGGCCCGGGACGCCGTGGTCCCAGTGCTTGCCCATGAAGCCCAGACCGTAGGGTGGATCAGTTACGATGCTGTCCACGCTGCACGCATCAAGGGTGGGCAGCAGTTCCAGGCAATCGCCACGTCGGACAACCCAATCGTTGTTCGTAGTCGTCATGCCGCAACTCCCATGGCAGCCAGATCAATCTCATCGACGCGGTCCCGCAGCCGGCGCTTCGCAGCCTTCAGGCGCTGCGCCATCTCGTAGCGGGTTTCGTCGCCCTTGAAGTCCAGGATGTGCCAGTGCACGGCGCCGCGGTGGTCACGCCGGAACAGGCGGTACGAGACGATTCCGGTATCGCCCATCGGGAAGCGGCCCCAACTGAATCCTGCTGATTTCTTAGGAGGACGCCGGGCCATGGTCAGGCCGCCTTCTTCTGGGTGGCCTGTTCCAGCACCCTGGCCATGGCATGGCAGATGTGCGGGAAGTCGACCTCGCGGTAGAGGGTTGCCGAACGGTCTCGGCCAGCAGGTTCGAACCCGAGCTGGCGCAGGCCATCGGCTGTGATTGTCAGGGGCGCAATGCGGGCGTTGATATCGCCCAGCTTCACCTTCGCCCCGGCCGGCGTAGGCGCAGCGCCGGCCCTCCCCACGGACACGACGGCTGCCGGCGCCCAGACCGGATCCGTCGCAACAGGCTCGGCGGCTGCGCTCGCCTCTGCGCCCGTGGTGTTCTGTGCTGCCTCCTCGCGTGCCTTGGCATCGTCAGCACGCTTCTGCTCATCGGCCTTCGCCTGCGCGATGCGGGCCGTCATCAGGTTCCGCAGGTCCTCCTGCGCCTTCGTGGCGCACAGGAGCACACGGTCGGGGAACAGGGCCGACCAGCTGCCTACCTCGGCCTCGTACACCCGCACATTCGCGCGGATCCGGTCGGCCTGCTCGTTCGCTGCGATCTTGCAACCGGCCACGGCCGTGTCGACGGCGTCCTTCATGCTGGTCAGCGACTTCTTTCCCTTGATGACCGCGCCCAGGTCCAGCACCAGCGACTGCGGCGGCTGGATGCGGTGCTCGCCCAGGGATTCGTTGACCTGGTCGTAGTGCGCGCGCACGGCCTTGACGCCTGTCTGGATGATCTCTTCCTTCCGGGCTTCCTTCTGCTTCGTGACCAGCTTGTCCAGTTCCAGCCGGATTTTCCTAGCCTCGGCCTTGACCTCGTCCATCGTGCGGAACACCGCTTCGATGTCGGCCGTCTGGCCCAGCACCTGCTGCTTTGTGGCCTCCAGGCGCTCCTCGACGCCTTGGCACCACTTCACGGTCTTGTCCGCGTTGGCGAAGTCCTCGTCGGTCTTCAGGTCGCGGTTGATGCTGCCCAGCACCGCCATGGCGTTCGCCTTGAACTCGGCAAGGTTGCTGGCGGTGACCATGCCGGTGACCTGCACGCTCAGGGCCGGCAGCTGCTCCGGCGCGCGGCCAACCGGGACAGGCTCGGCTTCCGGCTCAGGTACGTAGTTCGCCACGTCCTCGTCGAACTGGCGCCAGGCCGCGATCAGGCGCGGGATGTCGGCCTCGACCTGGCTTCGCTCGATCTTCAGGTAGCGCGTGCCTTCCGGCGCGCCGTCGCCGACGCAGTAGTAGCAGACCTCGGCGTCTTCGCACACGGCGAACTGCTGGGTAACTTGCCACCTGTCTGCCGGCGGAATCTCGCCGCGCTCGATGCACTGGAACTTCTCCTCGCTCGCCTGCTTCGCCTCGAAGATGATCCTGTCGTCGAGCGTGACGCCGTCAAAGCTCGCGCCCATGTAGCCGTCGTCTGTGGTCGCCGTGACCGGGTACAAGTCCTCGCCAATCATCTCCTCGGCGAAGGCGCGCAACGCAGGTTCAACCTCGTGCCCGCGGTCTAGAATGAACTTCTGCACGTAGTCGCTGAACTCGCGCTCCAAGCCGTTCGCCATCAGGCGGACCAGCTCGCGTCGGGAGATCGAAGGGGAGCAGCCCATCATCACCGACGCATCGCTCGCATTGCGCGTAGTGCGCCGGTGCGCCAACCACTGGTCCGATCCCTGCTGAAGGCCGGCGATGGTCTTCATGCCTGACCCTCCTCGATGCCCTCATCCTTCGGCGGGTTGCGGATCTCGTCCAGCTGCTCAGGCGTGAAGCGCGCCTTCGTCTGGAGTGTGGCGATCAGGTCGTCGGCCGACTTCTTGCCACTGGCGATGATGTCCCACCACTTCGGCAGGTTGGCGCCGAAGTCGGCCTCGGAGTACATCGGCAGCTCGGCGGGCTTGGCGATGGCAGGCTGCGTCTGCACGACGGTGGCCGTCCCTTCTATCACGTCCTTGCCTTCCATCTCCTCGGCGGTAGGCTGCGAGCCCACGGCCTCGGGGAATGCCTTGCGCAGCGCCTGGGCCTCGGTGCACTTCGCCAGCTGAGCGAACGGGCGCTTCTCCCACATAGAGTTCGGACCGCCGCTGTCGCCCTTCTCGGCGTAGTTCTCCAGCCAGTATTCCTTCGCGGTGAACTCGCGCTCCTTCCCGTCCACGATCTTGGTCACGGTGACCTTGCACCATTCGGGGTAGGTAAGCAGCGCGTCGACCCACTTCTTCTGGCGGCGATTGTTCGGACCGTCCTCCCAGACTTCGCGCTTGAACGGCAGCTGCTGCGTCGGTCCGAACTCTGGCTCGCTGCAGCCCGCGTACTCGCCCGTGCGCGAGGCGTTGATGCGGTACAGACCGATGCCGGGCATCACTACGTCGCGGGTTTCCTTGATGTCCCAGCCGTTCTGATCCTTGCGACCCGTGCTGACCTTCATCGGCACGATGTGGACCGGCTTCGTCATCGGGTCCAGACCGCTCGCGCGGCAGTAGGACAGCACCAAGTCGACGGACGCATCGCTGGCGCCCGGGTAAAGGCTAGTCTTCAGCGCAGTGCGAATGGCTTCGTTCTGCTCGGCGACGGTGAGTGCCCCAGCGGCAGGCTTCAGGGTAGTTACGGCGTTCATGGGATTCCTTCGGGCTAAGGATGTGCGTGGTGCGAGATCAGGCGGCCTGCGCGGGCGCCGCGTCCTCGACCTTCCTGTAGGGGTACTTCTCGGCGAACGGCTTGATGTGCGCGCCGAAGTGCTTTCCCAGGCTCTCCGCGTTCTTGAACGCTTCGAAGTCCTCGGTGGTGAAATTGCTGTAGTGGTAGAGCGATCCGATGCGCTTCTTCTCGCCCCAGCCGCTGAAGAAGCGGATCGCGAGGGTGTTGGTGTCGGGGTCGTGGCCTATCTGGGCGATCTGCGAACTGGAAACGTCGCGCATTTCGATGGTTGGCATCGCAAATTCCTTTGCCAGCATCGCGCTGGCGCGTGGGTGTAGGGAGGAGACGTCCCGGACTCTCACCGGGGCGAACCAGTCGCCGCTTCCAGCCCTTGAAGCCAGGTGCAGCGCATGTCCAACCGGCATTGGCGCGTTCCGCTGAACTGTTTGGCCGTCCCTCGCGGGCGCCGTCTCCATAGGTGCCGGTCTATTTCCGGCTGTCAGCGGCGTTGCATCCGCACCACCCGTTAACCCATGGGCTTACGCTGGGGCCGAGCTGTACGGGCTCAGCAACACGGACGGTTGTCTCCACATTTGATTCCGTTGCAGCAACCGACAAGCCGCCCAGAATCCTTGAACCTCCACCGGCCTCTCTTCGGCAGCCGGTCGCCTTTCCTTCCTCCCGTCTAAGCCGTCTCGGCGGGCCGTTCTCGTAACGGGGGTCAGCGGCGCAGGCGGTGGTTGCTAACTCTCGACCGGATCCCCTGCGCAGGTACATCCCGGTCCACATGGCTCCGCTACTGGCGCGCGGCCAGCTCGCCCCCTCTTGGCATTCGTTACGCCGCCTGCTTGCCCTTCTCAGTCAGCCGCTTGGCTTCGGCCGCAGCTGCTTCGGCGTCCTGCTGGGCCAGGATGTCGCCCTCGCTGCTGGCATCCTGCTTCTCAGGCGGCGTCAACGTCAGCTTGATCTCGCCGCGGCGCCAGACGGACAACAGCGGGGCATCGTCTTCTTCGTCAATGGTCATGGAGACCTTGAGGGCAAGCTCCACGCTGCCGCCTTCGATGAAAGTCGCCTTGAGCAGCGTCACCTTGACGTCGGCGAAGAACAACGGCTCGATCTGCTCCAGCAGGCTTGCGAACTCAACTTCGTAGCCGTCGAACTTCTGGTCAAGCTTCTGCTCGCGCAGGTACGGGACCGCCAGTGCGGTCAGATTGTTGCCGTCGATCGGCAGCGCCTGCTGCTCACCCTTGGCCGGCTTCTCGAAGAACACTTTGCGCAGCTTCTTGTCGATGGTGTCCAGCAGAAGCGCGCTGGCCTTCAAGTTGATTGTGAAGTCGGCGGCAGCGACGTCTTGGTCGCCGTGCTTCTCTGTGCGGAGATTCAGGTGTTTGATCTTCACGTCGTGCTTGTCGAGTTGGAACATGGGGACTCCAGAGATGAGCCGGCCACCGCCGGCGTGTGGTCAGCGAATCGGATGCTTGCGCTGCGGGGGAAAGTCGGGGACGCGCTCCGGAACACGACGCTGCGAGATACGCAACCGTTTGTGCTCGTTCCACTCCAGCGCGAAGACCCAGGCGAAAGAGAGACAGGCACCGGCCAGGAAGAAGGCCCAACCCGGACGCTTCGTGGCCATCGCGGCGACGGCTCCGAAAAGGCACACCAGAAACCCGATGGCGGCAACGATGAGCGCGGCTGCGGTCTGCATGTCAGACGTTTCCTTCGTAGGGACCCAAGCACGCGCGGCGCTCGATGTCCTGGTTGAGGTGGATGACCGTTCCTTCCGGCTGGCATTCGGTGCAGTAGTCACGGCCATGGACGCAGTCCCGGTTGAGGTGACGCGAGACCGGCAGCGGGGCATGGTCCGCATATTGGCGACGCAGGTTCGGCTGGGTAATCACTTAGTTCTCCTCACGCTGCATCTGGCCAGCGAAGGGTGCGGCAATTGGTTCTTAGGGATGCGCCTTTGATGCACTCACAGGTGACGTGCACGCTGTCTGCGCCATTCGAAAAGCAGCGCTCCTGAGCCATTCTTATGGCTCGTGCCCGGTTAGGTGCGGCGACGACGTATTCACTGACAGACGCGACAGTGAATCCGCTACGCATGATGACAACAGTCGCTCTATAGAGTCGTGCGGTCACCGGCGCTCCTCCGTCAGGTCGCCCTCGGTCATCAGATCTGGCGAAAGCGGCGCAGCAATGGGCGGCAGCGGGCGCGGGAACAGCGCCTCGAAATCTTCGTCCAGCCGGCGCTGGACATCGGTACGGGGCAGGGCATTCATGCCAGCACCTTGT